GGTAATTGGGCCAAAATCCAATCTTATACACTTACGGCATGGAATCTAGTTTATAAATATATTATTGATCCAGTTATTTCAGCTTATAATTCTGCAAAAGAGAAGTTCAATGATATGTACAATACGGCACGGGAAAAATTTGATTCTGTAAAGAATGCAGCGCAAGAAAAATTTGATGCAGCAAAGAGATTTATCGTTGACCCGATAAAAGATGCGGTGGATAAAGTAAAGGGATTCATTGATAAAATCAAAGGGTTTTTCAGTGATTTGAAATTAAAGATTCCGAAACCAGAAATGCCTAAAATGCCACATTTCAGCTTAGAAACTAGTACGAAAAACGTTTTGGGTAGAGACATTACTTATCCATCTGGTATCGATGTGCAATGGCGTGCAAAAGGTGGTATTTTTACTCGACCAACTATCTTTGGAATGAGTAATGGTCAGTTGCAAGGTGCAGGAGAAGCGGGGCGAGAAGCAGTTTTACCGTTGAATAAAAAAACATTAGGTGAGATTGGTGAAGGGATTGCAGCAACGATGTCTACTGAACCAACTGTAATTAATATTTATAATCCTTCAGTGAGGGATGATCGTGACATCGACCGCATGGTCGGAAAAATAGATGATGCACTTGCTCAAAAAGGGCGTAATTCAAAAATAGGAATAGGGAGGACTTAAATTGCTAGACATAGGTATCGATAATCAGTTAGCAAGTGACTATGGAATATGTATGGTAGAGCGCCCAGTTATTCCTACAGCAGAACAAGAAGTAGAACATATTGAAGTGTCTGGTAGACATGGTTCACTTACAAAAAAAGGGGCGTTTAAAGACGTCCCTTTAAAAATAAAGTTCAATATGCTTGAAGAAGAAAATATTAAGCCGTTAGTGCGACGTATGAAGGCTTGGTTGATGAATGGAAAGACATTATATTTTACTGATGATGATGTGTATCGAAAAATTAAACATGCTGTAGTAGGTGATATTGTAAATGAAATTGAAGAGCACGGTGAATTTGAAGTGGATTTTAAGCTAGATCCCTTTGAATATACAGAGGATGTAAATCTAAAGCTTACCAAACCTGGTGTAATTTATAATCCAGGTACAATTGAATCTGATCCTAAGTTTTGGATTGTGGGAAATGGTACTTTCCGTATAACAATTAATGACGTCTCTTTTCAAATAAAAGATGTGAATGGTTCTGTTGTCATAGACTCAGAAATACTTGAAGCATATACCGATACCATATCAATGAATAATAAAATGGTTGGGCAGTTCCCTATATTCAATGTAGGAGAAAATACAATAGAGTGGTCAGGAGCAATTCAATTTATGGAAATTCGACCTAGGTGGAGATATAAATGATTACTTTATATAAACCAAATGAGACTGATTTTACACACAATGGTATAGGGGCTTTGGATAAAGATATCTATAACGCAACTGTTGAGGAAGAACTCAACGGTTTATTTTTATTTTCATTTTGTTATCCATTGTTTGCGCCGCATGGTCTGGAAATAGAGGGAATGAGCATCATTAAAGTTCCAACTCCTGATGGTGAACAACTATTTCGAGTGGCAGCTCCTAAAGTCAGTATGGGTGAGATTACAGCGCAATGTTATCACATTTTTTATGACTTAACAGAAAATCTAATTGAAGACATTTTCGCTGAAACAACAAATGGTAATGGGGCTATGAATCGTATGTCAGCAGGGTGCCAATACAAGCATCCTTTTCAGTTTTATTCAGATGTACCAAAGATAGCAAGTGCACGTATTGTCCGTAAAAATCCTGTGGAAGCATTATTGGATTCTAGTCAAGACAATTCATTTGTTAATCGTTGGGGCGGCGAATTAAAACGAGATAATTTTGATGTAAAGATGCTACAAAATCGCGGTATGGATCGTGGAGTAGTGATTCGCCATAAGAAAGATTTATTAGGATATGAAGGTAATGTGGATTGGAAAAGTCCCATAACTAGAATCATGCCACAAGGTTTTGATGGGTTATTTCTTCCTGAAAAGTATGTGGATAGCCCACTTATAAATAAGTATCCGCATCCTAAAATTAAAGTGGTTGAATTTAAACATATTAAAGCAGCTATTGGTGAAAATGCTGACGATGAAGATGCAGTTCCGTTAGAAGAAGCATATAGGTTATTACGCCAGGCAGCTAAGGATATGTTTGCTATTCAAAAGGTTGATCAGCCTAAAGCAACTTATAACGTTAAGTTTCAGGAGTTATCACAAACGGAAGAGTATAAGGATTATAAGCATTTACAAAGTGTTTATATGGCAGATACGGTTACGGTTGAGCATCAAGAAGATGGTATTGATATAAAGGCGAAGGTAATTGCTTATAAATATGATCCAATAAAAAAAGAGTATCTGGATATAACCATTGGTAACTTCAAAGAATCCTTTACGGACGTTTCCGGTAGAGTTGATCTGGTACAAGAAGAGTTATCCAATATGCCAGGCTCTATTTTGGATGCAGCAAAAGCAAATGCTACAAGCCTTATTAATTCAGGATTCGGAGGACATGTCCGTATTTATCCAGATCGTATTTTAATTATGGACACGAAAGATGAAAAGAGTGCTAAAAAGGTTTGGCAATGGAACTTGAATGGATTAGGGTATTCTTCAACAGGTGTGAATGGACCATATGGAACTGCAATTACAAGTGACGGCAGAATTGTTGCTGATTTTATTACTGCAGGTACGTTGAGTGGAAATCTTGTGCAAGGTGGAGAAATAACAGGTGCAACATTACGAACTTCAGATAGTGTGAACTATGTAAATATCTCAAAGCAATTTATACGCTTGTATGAGTCATCTAGAACAAGGGTGTTTGTAGGCTATTACAAAAATAGTAGAAATGAAATACAACCTACTCTTATTTTAGGAGGAGATTCAGATTCCACAGGGGCAAATGGTGCTATTATGGTATACCAATTCTCAGACACAAGTGTTAAGTCTGGTGGAATAGGAATTACAAAAGGACTTGATGGCAATGGATACTTGAATGCAGCTTCTTTATACTTTTCACAAACAGGGAATGCAATGCTCGATGCTGATAAAATGATTGTTCTAAATGCCCAAAGTGAAATGAGATTTAAGGTTAAAGATCAGTTCCGCTTTTATCGTAATGACAATTGGATTGCAAGTATCGGGGTTGCATCTGGAGGGGATACAGATATTATGCTCCCAAATGCGATAATACGAAACTCGAGTTGGGACAATGGGTATATCCAAGTGAAAACCGCTCTTGGGACATATTATCAAGGAGTAATTGCTTCAGACTTCAAAGTTTCTTCAAAAGAAACCTATAAAACCAATATCCGCCCTGTTGCATTCAGCGCACTTGAAAAGGTAATGGAATGGGAAATTAAACAGTACAATTTGAAAACCGATATTCCAAAACTGTATGAGATGCGTATGAATCGTAAGGAAGGAGAGCCAACGATTACTACAGATGCAATTCCTACACATTATGGTTTAGTTATTCCAAAAGAAGCAGAAGAAAATGGTGTAGGTCTATACGGGATGCTTTCACAATTGACAAGCGCATTTCAAGAGTATGTGACAAAAACGGATGCTAGATTAGAAGAATTAGAGCCATTACAACCTAAAGGAAATATAAAACATAGGAACAGAGTAAAACGTCAGAGAAGGCCATTTAGACACGTGAAAAGAAGTAGCCAGAAAGGGGTGTAGTCATGCGAAATGAGGAAATTATTATAGATTTAGCAGATCCTGTGTTTACCAAAACAATTCGTTCTCGGCAGAATGACAAGAATGGATTAAAGCTTACGGTGTACGTAAGAGAAAAAGGGGAGAAGGTGGATTTAACAGGATATGTGGTTAAATATGAAGCGACAAATCACACAGGAGTATTCATTCGAGATGATGCTCAAATAGTTGATGCAAAGAATGGTGTGTTTTCATATTCGTTTACATCTCAAGCTGTTTCTACATCGGATGATTGGACAGCTTATTTTGTGATGGAAAAAAATACAGAACGAATGAGTACACCAGACATTCGTATTACATTAAGGCGTGATGTGAAAGAAGGAAATATTAAAATCGAAAACTATATTTCTGAGTTTGAGATTATTAAGAAAACGTTAGACGAGCTGCAGAAGAAATTAAATGCTATGGATGTTGTTAAGAAAAGCGGAGACACCATGACAGGTGACCTAGGGATGGACCCAGGTAAATCAGTTCAGTTTAAATCAAGTGGAAGTACTAATAATAATTATGTTCTTAGAGGTCAAGCGGGACAGAATAAGCTAGTACTCTCAGATATCACGTCAAATAAGTTTATTTGGGATTACTTCAGTGACACGGATACTTTCACAGTTGTATCTAACACGAACCTCTTAAAGAAAACAGGAGATATTATAACAGGGCTTTTAAAGTTCCATTCTCTGGGTCAAATGTTGATGACTCAACCTGATTCAGCGACAGGTCCTTCTGCTCGTGGGTTACACTACGCGGATAAAGACACAGACGGAAGCGTTAATCGTGGCGGAATTGGACGTTTCAAAGGGGCTAACAACGGTGATGAATATCTGTACATGGGGTTCGGTACGAATCCTTGGGATTCTCAAAGTGGTTTAATAGTTCGTCCTGATGGATCAGCAACCTTGAAAGGTAAAAAGATAGCAACCGCTGATAATGATACAGGATGGATTAAGCTTGCTACAACTGGGGTAGAAAATGTTGCTAACAGAGATATGAAATACAAGAGAAGTGGTGAAAACATTAGTGTAATTGGTTCAGTTCGAAATCCTCAAAACGAGACAGTATTCGCTACAATACCAGTTGGATTTAGACCCGTACAGCACATTGCTTTTCCAGCACTTGCATATGGATACACACCCGCAATTTGTGAAGTTACAATAAAACCTGATGGCGGGGTTTTCGTGAATGGTGTTCCAAGCGGAAGTACTGTTCATATTGCAATGAACTTTTTAATTTAGATATTACAGATTAAGCGTGCATAAGCAGGCTTTTTTATTTTGCTAAAAAGGAGATGAGAACAGTGGAGGAACAGATTTTCAATTCAATGATTCAACAAGGAGCATTCGCAGCGTTATTTGTGTGGATGCTTTTTACTACGCAAAAAAAGAATGAACAGCGTGAAGAACAGTATCAAAAAGTAATCGAAAAAAACCAGGCAGTCATCGAAGAACAGGCAAAAGCATTTGGTTCACTTGCAAAAGATGTATCAGATATTAAACAAAAAATTATGGGGAATGGTGACGACAAATGAAAAAATCTATTAAATTATTAACCTCAATTTCTACAGCAGCTATTATTGCATTCACTTCAACAGGTAGTGTCTTTGCAGATCGAGAAATGATTATTCCAGGTTTACCTAAAGTTGAATATCGCAATGGATATGGAGCGTATGAAGGTGTAGTAGCACATTCTACAGCGACTCCTGAAGCGCCTGCTATTAATATCCGAAACTATGAAGCAAGAACATGGCGTTCTGCATTTGTACATTATGCAACAGATTGGGATGAAACAATTCAAATTGCTTCTACTAAGTATCAAGCATGGGGGGCAGGCCCAGCAGCCAATAAACGATTTGTTCATGTAGAGCTCTCTGAAACTAGTGACCCTATTAAATTTAAAAAATCCTATGAGAGATATGTGAAGCTACTCGCTAAGATTTTACGTGATAGAAACATTGATCCATCCATTGGATTGTGGACACATAAAGACATTACATATAAGCTTGGTGGCACAGATCACGAAGATCCAATTGACTATCTTCGCAGTCACGGTATATCGGAATCAAAATTCCGTGCTGATGTATTAAAAGCATATAATGGAGATTCTATTTCAGTTGAAGCGAAACCACAGCAACCAAATGAAGTACCTGGTGTTATTAATGAAGTGGGAGTAGCGTATATTGATGGATATAATGTAAACCTTCGTTCTGGTCCATCCACAACAAATAGTGTTATTCATAAATTACAAAAAGGTGAAGCATATAAAGTTTGGGGTAAAGTAGGAAACTGGTTGAATCTTGGAGGAAATCAGTGGGTTTATAATGATTCAGCATACATTCGCTATAAAGAAGAATCTTCATCTGTGGAAGGCAAACGTGTTGTTTCTAAAGTTAACAATCTACGTTTCTATGATGCTCCATCTTGGCAGGATAAAGATGTTGCTGGTTCTGTAGATGCAGATTTAGGATTTACGATTGATGAAAAAGTGATGGTGGATGGTTCACCACAATATAAAGTACACAATAGCAAAGGAAAAACATACTATGTAACCGCAAGTAAAGCCTATGTGTATGTGAGATGATGAGAAATGAAAAAGAGCATCCCTTTAGTGAACTGCACCCCAATTGTTAGACACAGTCTAACAATTGGAGGTTGGAGATGGTACACTAAACTGGACACTAAGTTAAGAGAGAAAGGTGATTCAGTTTATGAGTAGGAAAGTCTATGATCGTCAATTTAAAATGGCTGCAGTTCAGCTAGTATTGGAAGAAAATATGTTTGTAAAAGAGGTATCCAGCGAATTGTCGATTCATTCTAATACTCTATATCGTTGGATAAGTGAATATGAAGAATATGGGGAAAGTGCGTTTTCAGGCCGTGAACTGCTTCCAGTCAAGTAGACAAAGTAAAAAACAAAATATAATTCATACGATGACCTGATTTCGATATTCAATCGGAGTTAGGCCATCGTATTTTTTTACATAACGTTTATGATGATAAAAATGAATATATTGCTCAATACCATTAATTAACCCTGTGACATTATCAAAACTATGTAAATAGTAAAATTCAGCTTTTAAAGTTCCCCAAAAGCTTTCGATAGGCTGATTATCAAGGCATTTAGACAC